TATACAGAGAGAAAGATTGTCATTAAGCGTAAGGGCGAAGGTGACTTTAAACAAACATTAGAAAAAGCTCATGTCATAGTGAGTTTTGGTAGTGTCGCAGATGTAGAAGCACTTATTCGTGGTGTCCCTGTCATAGGTTCACCTTATAGCCCTGCAAACCCTGTATCCAATAACATTAAAGACATAGAAAACTTAACATATTTTGACAGAACAGCATGGTTAAGCTCATTAGCTGCTAGTGAATGGCATAAAGATGAGATGGACAAGTGCTGGGATAGATTAAAAGGACAATTAGATGGCATTTACTAATTACTCGGCGTTTGTAACTACAGTAGAAAACTACTTAGCACGAACAGACTTGACAAGTGTCATACCTGACTTTGTTCAGATGGCTCAATTAAGAATGAGTCGTGACTTACGAACAGAAGCTATGTTAAAGGTTGCAACTACTACACCTTCTGATAATAAGGTAGCGTTTCCTACTGACTTTTTAGAGTTAAGAGAGATGCACTTTCAGGGTAACCCACCTATTATCTTAGAGTATCAATCACCTGACTTGTTCTTCCGTAATGGTCAAACATCATTATCAGGTCGTTCACATTACTTTACAATGTTAGGCACAGAGTTCCAATTTGCACCTAGTCAAAACTCTGATTACACTATTCAGATTTTATATTATGCTCAACCTACATTTATCTCTACTACAACATCTAGTAACTTGTTCTTAGCATACTACCCAGACGCTTTACTTTACGCCACATTAGCAGAAGCAGAACCGTATCTTATGAATGACCCTAGAGTAGCTACATGGTCAGCATTATATGACAGAGCTATTGCTAATATCAAAACAAGTGACTTAGGTCAAACATACGCATATACCACATTAAACGTAACACCAAGATAAGGAAAACATTATGTCCGAAATAAGTACCTACCTAGAAAATGCGTTAATCAACGCTACTCTACGCAACACAACATACACATCCGTAGCCACAGTATATGTATCATTATGGACTTCAGACCCTACAGATGCAGGTAGTGGAACAGAAGTTAGTGGTGGAAGCTATGCTAGAACAGCAGTCACATTTGGAGCTCCTTCTAGTGGTGTATCTACTAACTCTGCCGATGTTACATTTCCAACAGCCACAGGCACATGGGGAACAGTAGGTTGGATTGGTATTAATGATGCACTATCAAGTGGTAACTTACTTTATCACACACCATTAGACGTAGCTAAAGCAATTACTACTGGCGATGTATTTAAAATTGCTACAGGTAACTTATCAGTAGAATTATCTTAATACTTAGCGTTAAACGATAAAGGAATATAAATGGCTTTAGTAATAAAGGATAGGGTACTTGAAACTTCTACGACTACTGGCACAGGTACGCTTACACTTGCTGGAGCTACTACTGGCTATCAATCTTTTAGCACAGCTATCGGCAATACAAACACAACTTACTATACTATCTCTACACCTACAGGTTCAGAATGGGAAGTAGGTCTTGGCACAGTAGGTGCAGGTACTTTAGCTAGAACAAGTATTCTTGCTTCATCTAATGGTGGTAGTGCTGTTAATTTCTCTGCTGGTGTTAAAGACGTATTCGGTACTTACCCTGCTGGTCGTGCAGTAGCTTCTACAGGTGCATTAACATCTGGTCGTGTAACTTATGCTACTACAGATGGTGCTGTAACCGACTCTGCTAACTTCACCTTTAACGGCACAACAGTTACCACAGCTAATGACGCATCTATATCAGGAATGACAGTAGGTAAGGGTGGGGGAGCAGTTGCTACTAACACTGCTGTAGGTTTAAGTGCTTTAACTACAAATAGTACAGGTGCACAAAATACAGCTGTAGGTAATCAAGCATTACAATTTAGTACTGCAGGTTTTAATACTGGAATAGGTTATCAAGCTGCTAAAAATACTTCAACAGGTACAGGTATAGTGGCAATAGGAACTAATGCTTTAAGAGATAACTCAACTGGTGGCAGTAATATTGGTATTGGTTTAAATTGTTTAGTAAGTAATACTACTAGCTCTAATAATACAGCTATAGGTGCATCTGCTTTACAAAACAATACATCATCTAATAACACTGCGGTGGGATACCAAGCGTTACAAGTTAATACAACAGCTTCTGGAAATACAGCAGTTGGATATAGAACATTAGTAAGTAATATTACTGGAACAGAAAATACAGCTTTAGGATATGCTGCCTTACTATCTAATACTGCCTATGGAAATACTGGTCTTGGTTATAGTGCTGGTATATTAATTTCATCAGGTATATATAACACAGCAGTAGGTAATCAAGCGTTACAGGCTAGTACTACTACTAATAATAATACCGCTGTAGGTTCTAGTGCTCTTTTTGTTAGCACTGCAAATAATAATACTGGAATAGGTGCTTATGCAGGTAGTGCAATTACAACAGGCACTCAAAATACTTTACTTGGTTCTGCTGCTGGCTTCTCAGGCACTAACAACCTAACCACTGGTTCTAACAACACTATTATCGGATACAACGCAGCAGCATCTTCTGCCACTGTATCTAATGAAATAACACTAGGCAACGCATCTGTAACATCACTAAGAGTACCAGGCATAGCAGCTACATTTGGTACTGATAACTCTACTATATCTACGCTAACTGTGGGTAAGGGTGCAGGAGCAATTGCAACTAATACAGCAGTAGGAGTGTCAGCATTAAATAATACTAATGCTTCTAGTGCTTTTAACACTGCTGTTGGTTTTAATGCTATGGCATCTACCACAAGTGGTCAGTCCAATACTGCTATGGGTAGATTAGCTTTAAATACAAATACTACAGGCGGTCAAAACACTGCAATAGGACAAGGTGCTTTAACCAATAACAGTGCTTCTGGAAATACAGCTTTAGGAAATTCTGCATTAAATTCTAATACATCAGCAACAGGTCAAGTAGGATTAGGTTACCAATCTTTATTATACACGACTACAGGTGCTAGTAATACTGGCGTTGGGTACTCATCACTACAAAATAATACATTAGGTGCTAATAATGTGGCAGTTGGTAGAGATTCTCTTATAGCTAATACTACAGCAGTAGCCACACTAGGTGCTATTACTGGTGGTTCAGGATACACTAACGGAACATATACTGGTGTAGTCATGACGCTTTCATCAGGTACAGCCGCAGGTGTTTATCCTACAGCTACTATTGTTGTTGCAGGTGGAGCAGTTACTACAGTAACTCTTACAGCGTTTGGTTCAAGATTCTTAGACACAACCACAGTACTCACAGCTCCTGCTGCATCTATCGGTGGAACAGGTAGTGGATTCACAGTACCCGTAGCAACACTAGCTACAGGTGGTAATAACACAGCAGTGGGATATCAGGCATTAAATGCTAATAGAACAGCAAGTAATAATGTAGCAGTTGGGTATCTAGCATTATTAAATAATACAACTGGAGCTGAAAATACTGCTGTTGGAAATCAAACATTACAAAGTCTTACTACTGCAAGTAGTAGCACAGCAATTGGTGGTAGTGCAGGAACTGCAATTACAACAGGTACTGGAAATACTGCTGTAGGTTGGCAATCATTAACTACAGCTATTACATCAGATTATAATGTATGTGTTGGTTATAGAGCAGGTCGTTTAGTTACAGCATCTAACAACACAGCAATAGGTACTTTTGCTGGTTCTGCTGTTACCACAGGAGCTAACAATACTTTACTAGGTTATCAAGCTGGTACTACAGGCACTAACAATCTTACTACTGGCTCTAACAACATCATCATAGGTTATAACGCTGCTGCATCATCAGCAACAGTGTCTAATGAGGTGACAATAGGTAATAGCTCTATAACAACTACTAGATTACAAGGTAATGTTTTAATTGCAACAGATACAGCAGTAACATCTAATGGCACAAACTTAAATATTTATGGTGCTTCTGCAAGTAACCTATCTTTACAAAATGCCACATCAGGAACAGGAAATAGTAATGGATTTCAATTAATTCAAGATGGAAATATAACATATATATATAATCGTGAAAACGGAAATATGTTATTTGCTACAAATAATACGGAACGCATGCGTATATTTAATACTGGTGGTGTATCTATAAACAACACTACAGACCCAGGCGTAGGTAATTTATCTGTTACAGGTACAGTAAGAACTCAAGGATATACAGTAGCAACTTTACCAGCAGCAGGAACAGCAGGTCGTAGAGCCTATGTAACAGACGCTACACTTCCTACATACTTAGGAGCATTAACAGGTGGCGGTGCAGTAGTTTGCCCAGTTTTTGATAACGGAACAGCTTGGGTATCAGCTTAATTAAGGAGCAATAAATGGCAATAAATTACACATGGCAAGTCACATCTATGTACACTCTACCTGAAGTAGAAGGTGAAACAGATGTCGTAGTATTAGCACAATGGGCAGTATCAGGCACAGATGGCACATACTCAGAAACATTAGGTAGCAACACAACACAATTCACTATATCTGCTGATGACCCTAACTTCACACCTTATGCTGAACTTACAGAAGAACAAGTCGTAGGTTGGATTAAAGACACTTTAGGTGCAGATGGTGTAGCAAGTTATGAAGCTACGATTGCAGGAAGTATAGACTCACAAGCTAATCCACCTGTCACACCTAGCGAACAACCTCTCCCATGGGCTTCGCCAGTTGTAGAAGAACCAATTAGCGAAGTAGTGTAATAATGTTAGGCTTTAGTGCCATATCTGAAGCACCTATAAGTGCGTTAGGTTATGAAGACCCAGCCTTTAGAGCTTCTGCACAAGTCAACGGTTATGCCTATGTAACTGCTAACGGTAATCGCATTAGCTCATTTTCTGGCTCTATTAACGGTGTTGCTACTGTTACAGCTAATGGTAATCGTGTTATTTCATTTAGTGGTGCTATTAACGGTCTTGCTTCGGTTACAGCATTAGGTAATGTTAATTATTCAAGCAATGGTACAATTAATGGCAATGCTACTATTACAGCAAAAGGAGTGATAAGAGGTGAAGGATGGACACCTATTACTCCAGGCGGAGAAACATGGACAGACATTACACCATCAACAGATATATGGACAGAAGTAGCACCAGGTAGTGATACGTGGCTTCGACAAGGATAGTTTAACAAGGATAAAAAATGGCAAAGAATAAAATTTCAGAGTTTAGTGCAACCGCAGCAAATAATACAGATATCACCAATATTAATATTGCTGAAGGATGTTCACCAGCTAACGTAAACAATTCTATACGTTCACTTATGGCTTTACTTAAAGACCAACAAGATGGCACAAGTGGTGACCCATTTACAGTATCTGGAGCTTTGACTGCATCAGGAACATTAACATCATCTGGCACTATTGACATTACAGGTGGATTTAAACTAGATGGTGCAGCAGGAACTGCTGGTCAAGCATTAGTATCAGCAGGTGCAAATACTCCTACGTGGAGTACATTAGGAACTATGGCATCACAAAATGCTACATCAGTAGCTATTACAGGCGGCACTATTACAGGAATTACTGATTTAACTGTTGCAGATGGTGGTACTGGTGCTTCAAGTATTACAGCAAACTCTGTTATTTTAGGTAATGGAACTTCTACATTGTCAGGTAATTTAGTAGCTCCTGGTACATCAGGAAATCTTCTTACTTCTAATGGTACAACATGGGCAAGTACAGCTCCAACAATACCTTGGGTTGTAAGTACTGTTGCTTCATCTAGCACAATATCATCAGGCACAACATCTTATACTATTGCTGCTAATACACTTATGGTATTAGGTACTGCTTATCATTCCATGGGTGGTAACTCAGGCTCATCTTTAGGCGTCAGAATTAAAAATAGTGGTGGTACAACATTATTTACATATACACTCACAGGTGGTAATGAAGATAATGGTGGTGATGGTGGTTCTGGCATGTCATCACGAAGTGCATGGAGCGTTGCTGTACCTTCAACAGCTATTGGTGGAACATTAGAATTTTTTAGAGTATCTGGTAGTAATTCAATTAATTTAATTATTAATCAAGTAGTTAAATCTTCATAATGCCTACACAACGCATACAATTTAAAGAATGGTTACCAGACCAACCATCTATCTTAGATACAGTATCAGAAGCTAATAACGTCATTCCTTTAGCTGTAGGATATGGTCCATTTAAGTCAGCAGTAGATTATTCAGGTGCAGCTACAGAAGACCTTAATAATTGCTTTGCAGGCAAAATTAACAATGACGTATCTATATTTGCAGGTGGAGCAACAAAGTTATTTAAAGTATCTTCTACAGACTTATCTATGGAAGATGTTACAAGAGCAGCAGGTGCATATACAGGTGTTAATAGATGGCAATTCGTTCAGTTTGGAAATACAGTATTAGCTTCCAATGGTTCTGAAAAAATACAATCTTATGATTTAATCACATCTACAGACTTTGCAGACTTAGCAGCCGCAGCTCCTGTAGCTAAATACATTACATTAGTTCGTGACTTTGTAGTAGGTGCTAACATAGGTGCTGGCACATATCCATCACGTGTTCAATGGTCAGATATTAATGATGAAACAGATTGGACTCCTGGAGCTGCATCACAAAGTGATTTCCAAGAACTTCCTGACGGTGGTGACATTACAGGTATCACAGGCGGAGAGTTTGGTATAGTATTTTTAGAAAAAGCCATTGTGCGTATGTCATATATTGGCTCACCATTATTCTTTCAGTTTGACACTATCTCACGTAACGTAGGTTGTGTAGAAGGTGGTTCTATAGCACAATATGGTGGTGTAACATACTTCTTATCAGATGATGGTTTCTATTCATGTAACGGACAACAAGTTACAGGTATTGGCTCAGAAAAGGTAGATAGATACTTTTATGCTAATGCAAACATTGGTGATATTGACTCTATATCAGCAGCAGCAGACCCAGAACGTAATTTAATTATTTGGAACTACACAACAGTTTCAGGTAACAGAGCATTACTTATCTATAACTTTGAAACACAAAAATGGTCTGAAGCTGATACAGATGTAGATGTGTTATCAACATTAGCTACTACAGGCACAACTTTAGACGGTATTGACTCTGCTTATAACGTAACAGCAGGTTCTTTTGTAGTAGGCAAGTCATATACAATTAGAAGTATAGGCACAACAAACTATACACTTATAGGTGCAGTAGCTAATACTGTAGGCGTATTATTTACAGCTACAGGTGTAGGTTCAGGCACAGGTGTTGCTATTGATATGGCAGCAAGTGCAGCAGCATTAAAGACTGTAGATACTCTTACAACTACACTAGACGATAGGTTATATGCAGGTGGTAAATTCCTATTTGGTGGTGTTCGTGATACTAAAATTATCACATTTACCGGAACTTATGCTACAGCAAACATTACCACAAACGACCTAGAATACGGATATAACTCTGTGCTTACTCTTATCAGACCTTCTGTAGATAGTGGCTCTGCAAGCGTTTCTGTGGCTTCTAGACGTATGTTAGATGATACTCTTACTTATGGTTCTACAGTCACAGCAAGTGAAGAAGATAGATGTTCTGTAAGAAGTGCAGGTCGTTATCACAGAGTTAATTTAACTCCTACTGGTGCAGATTGGCACTCAGCTATTGGCATAGATTTAGATTATTCTCAACAAGGTAATAGATAATGGCACGTAGTGATATGTACCGTAAACTACCTTGGACAGGTGGTGATGCTAGAAGTGTAGCAGAGATTGTAAATAACCTTGTAGAAGGTAAGTCTAACAACACAGGTGATATTACTTTAGTTGCAGGTGGTGCAGTATCTACTACAATTAATGATGAACGTATAGGT